CTGTGTCGTCCTCCAGTTCAACCGTTGTTGATATGTTACCGACTATTGTACGGCACTGTAATCGTTTCGTTTTAGTCAGTCCTTGTACCACTTTGTATCCGCTCGGTGTCGTCCATCTGATTATCTGATTTCCTATGGCATTGGCACAACCACGTAAGAACTGCTGAATACGGACAACACTTTCTAACTCCTCCCTTGCTACCGTGTTGAATTGTTCGGCTAGGTAATTGATAGCGTCGATGTTCTCTCCCTCTTGAAACGGATGGTTGTCCCCAATGATACTTAAGAAGTTACTGAGTACGTGATAGTATGACTGCCCGTATGGTTTATTCATCACCGCTGCCTTTGCCATAGCTCTTGTTACTCCGTACTTGAACCATTCAGATGCTATATAACTCTCACTTGACTGCTCCTTCAACCGTTCGTACACAAGGTCAGCAATGTGCTGATACATATCTCCTACCGGTTGGTCAGGTATCAAGTTACAGTGCTTGGCGTGACGTGTGTCCCGTAATAACAAATGTAATATCTGCATACCGTTATTACTACAATCCATACGTACAGGAAAGTGTGACACGTAACCGTATCCCTCTTTTGTAAACTGTTGGTACTCATAACAGAACGCTAGGAATCCGAACGGTTCACTTGCTTCCATCCACCAGTCGTTAGTCATCGGGTCTTCTGCTGTCTCAAGGAACCACTTCTGATGTTTACCGACCCAATGAAGTCGTTCTTCAATGCTTCCCTTTACTCCCCATGCATTAGCTCCGTGGATCAACAGTCGTTCAAGGTCGTCTTCATCCACAACCTGTTGACCATCACCGAACAACAACAGACCACGTGCTAAGTCGTTACCCTGCGGATGCAGATAAGCTGGCATATAATATACCCTACCTCTGTAATCAACTCGTGCAGGAAAGTAAACCTCGTCCCACTCCCTGTACTTCTTAGCTAGGTGTAATATCTTGGCGTGTTGTAGCCTTTTGCTACGGTTACTCTCATTGCGTCGTCGTATCTTGTCCTGTTTAAACTTCCACTCCCTTAATTCTTCAGGTCGTTCGTGTCCGTTCTCAAGGTACGGTTGCAAAGGTATCTCATGGAAGTCAAAGACTCTCTCTAATTCGTAACACTTTAGAGCAACATCTAAAATCTTCGTGTTAATTTTCCACTTTACCTGCTGTATATTATTCACGGACACGTAAAGATTCTTCATGCTTGCAAACTCGTAGTTACTACCATTCGGTCGGTTCATAACAAACGGATCATCAAAGCTTTCGTATCCTCCACTATAAAAGTCTACCCAGTCTCTCGGTTTTGTTGGCAACGCCATACGCATCGGGTCAAGCATCTCTTTCCATGTGTCAAACCGTCGTACCCAATCGCTGAACTTAGCAGACAACACCACGTCCTTGCGTAGCTTCTTACCAAATCGTTCGATACGGAACTCTATCAGTCCTGTGTGTGTAGCTATCTCTCCTAACAACCACGCACCAAGTGATACCTTCAGTCGTTTCTCCCAACACGTAAAACGTCGGTTATTCTTTTCAACATTATAAAAGCGTTGCATCTTTGACCGCTTACTCTTCGTTTTTTGTACGCTGAACATCTTATTCTTTGCAACCGTGTGTTCTGCTACCCGTTGTCGTGCGATCTCTTCAAATGCTTTGCCCACTTCCGCTGCCAGTCTACTAAAGTGTCGATCTTGTGAGTACATCTTATCAAGCACAGTTTTCAACGCTATCTGTGCTACCATTTGAGGGTGGAAATCTGCTATATAACACAACCAAATCGGCATGGACGGACTGTCGTCACTGGCAAATCGGTTAAAGAAGTCTTCAATCGGGTCGGCTAGTTGCGGTGCCAACTTACTTAACACACGCTTACTGCTGTCCAACTCACTGCCTCGCTCACTCTCCTTGTAGAACTGTTGGAACTGGCGATAGGTAGCTCGTCCCCATCGTTTCATCTCGGCTTCGATTGCGTTCACTTGGTCAGTCGTTCTCGTTCGTCTTCGTTCATGAAACAAAACCAAGTTGGCGGACGAACACGAGGTCGGTCACTGCGTACAACTTTCAACTCCTTATCGTAACACAACTCATTATTACTCCAAAAAAAGTCATACCCTTTCGTGACCAGTGCAGATATGGACTCGTCTAATTGTTCCAATACCTCCTCGTGTTCGTCCGTGTCTTCCATGTTTGTTTAGTCTAGTGTTTGTTCGTACTGATCTATTACCCAAGCTTCGTACAAATCTTTTAGTTCTTCTCGCTCTTCGTCGGTTAATCCGTCGTCATCTTCGTAGTCAAGGAAGCTAGTTAGCCAGCTATCGTAGTCTCTCATAGTGTTATTTTGTTTCATCCGCAGATACGGACACGTAAAGATCATGCTTCTCGTTGTCAAGCTTGTCCTTTAATTTCTGTAGTTCTAAGTACAAAGGGAAAAACCTATTCGATGGGTCAATGCAGTCCCCTCCCATCTCATTCTGATGAATCCAAAACATTAACTCCTCTATCATTACGCTTGGTTCTAAAGTTATCTCTTTCATTACAAAGCTATCCTTTTAAAGGTTGATGTATCAGTACACAGGTAACCATCATCGGTTGAGCAATAGGTGTCGTAACAAGTTACAATCCACTCTTCATCATCCTGCCAGATGTTAAAGTCAACGAACCCATCAGGTGTTTCTATTGAATCCCAGTGGTCGGTTGAAGGATCGGTTGAATTGATATGTGCTTTCGCACGGACACGTATGTTTTCTTTTATATCTTCGGTTAGGTTGAGTTTCATATATCGGTTTTTTGATTGGTTTTAATCGTTGTAAATCAAGCTGATAAACAAACAGAATATAAATACTAAACAGAGTAGGGTGATCATTGACATTGTTCGTCTTCTTTCTCTTTATCGGTTAATGGTAGGTTTAAAGATTGTCTTATGCATCCTTCTTTAATGTTGTAATTACTCGGAAAGCATAGGTCAGCTAGGCAGTCTACGCATATGTCCTCACCCTCTTTGTCAGTGCCTTGCAAGGTAAGACCGCAGTGTTTGCAAATTTGTTTAGTCATCGGTTAAAACGGTACGCCCACAAAAAGGGCAAGGTGATCCGTCAATCGGACAAGACAAGCCTTCATCGGACGGACATAAGTCAATCGGATGGTCGGTTAGCTTGTGATGATTGCAACTGGCGGTTAAGAGTAACAAGAGAAGTGATAAAAGTTTATTCATGTTCTTAGCTTTCCTCTTTTTCAAACTCTATGCCGACTAAATCAACTACATCACAAGCCAGCCCAAACTCTGGATAATGTGTAAAGTACGGCTCACTATCTGGGTATTTATCGTCCCAAACATCTATGTTTTTATTTTGTTCCATGAATCGGTTAAACAATTCAATGTCATCATCATCTAGACCGTCAAAGTCTCCATTAAATAACGCACACAATGCATAGGATGGGAATTGATATTCGTAAGTATTTTTAATTTTCATGATGTTTTAAAATATGTATTCGGATTCATCTAGCTCGATGGTTTCAGCTTGATCTAAATGATCTTTGACAAGTTGATAAATCTTCCCTTGCACTTCATCAGGTAAAATAAGCTCGAATTGTGCCTCATCATCACCGCCCCTATAGCCGTTTTCATGAGCGTTTTTATCGGTAGTAAATGAGGCAAAGATGCCCCAATCAAGTAAGTTTTTTTCGTTTATTTTCATATAAGTTTTTTCCTTTCGTGTTTTTATTAGTTAGCATCGGTATTGAGACAACACCAGATAAGTAATAGCCATGCCCCCAGTGCCAGTATTGGGGAGGCAAGCAAGTAGATTAGGAAGGTACGCGGTTTTGTCTTTGGTAAATAGCGGTCAAGTGAATCGTCTATGCTCGCTACGCTCTGAACGCCATTATATGGCTTTTGTGCTATTGCATATGTTTTTAATCGTTCGTCCATGGTCTTTTCGTTTTTCATAGTAGTAATAATAGTTTTTTTTGTGAGTTGATGTTTGTAGTTATTAAGAAAGTAATTCGCTTGTATGATCGCAATAGATATCTTCATCTGATTCATTGACGCAACCTAATCCAACGATTGACCAACCGTCTCTCATGTTATGCATCATTGAATAAAAGATTTCTTGCAAGTTATCTAGAACAGCGGAAAAGCTTAAGCAAGAGCCGTCGTCTGTAATAAAGAATAAACGATAAGAACCGGGAAAAGTATACTCTCCTGCACGCAAACAAGCTTTTAGTTTATTAATTGAATCTATTTCTCTATAATGTCTTGCAACATCTTTTCGTACCAATTGCAAGTTGTCGTTTCGATAGGCATCACCCTCGAAAGTATAAAACTTTTGTGTTTTGTTGGATGGTTGGAATGATTTTAAGATTTTCATGATAAGTAATAATATAGTTTTAATGTGAGTTGTTATTGGTTGTTTTGTTATGCTTGAAAACCGAAACCTTCCGTTGTGTAAGTTGAAAGTTTAAGGTGCTGATCTTTGTAAATACAAAAGCCCTTGCGTAAGCACTCAGTCAAAGAATCAATTTCACTTTGAATATCATCGTTCCAAGCGTCCGACGCTTTCACATCAAAGCACTTTAGAAGACGATTGATATTAGATTCGATGCAATCGTGTTGAACATGGATAGTCTTCATTATTCGCTTTTAAGAAGGTTTAAGCCAATTTCACTATCGTTAATTTTGATAGGACGGGCGTTTGGTTCGTTTATAAAGTTTAAAGAATCCATCACATAAGTGACTCCGCAAGATTGATCATAGCCCTCACCACATCGTAAGGTTTCTTCTAAAGCATCGATTGTTTGTTGATATCGTTCGCAATCCTCGTAATCCTCACAATCATTAAGCCAATGCTCATAAAGTGCTTTTTCCGATTCTAGTGATGATTTAGTGAAGTGTATGGTTTTCATAAGTAATAAGAGTTAGAATTAATAAGTAATTCAAACAGCATTTACAGCATTACAAGAGCATTACGATAACAAAATTACCCATCTTGCAACTTTGCTGTGTTTCTAATGACAGCCATTAGCAAGTCTTATCAACTATCAGATCGACTAATGACTTCCATATTTGGCAAGCTGCTTCCATATTTGGAAAAGAGGTGACGCGCTAAAACGATAAATCCAAATGCAAATTAGTTGCACTTAGCGAACGATTCAATCGGCAACCCTTGACGCAATTCGACTGGCTGATCTTGCGATTTGCGAACGATAGGCTAAAAGTAAACAATACTCTTAAAAAGTTAAAAGTAGAGTGCTTACAATTCGCACAATATGTATTATGTCTAATTCTTAAATTACATAACAAGAAGATAATCAGGTGTTTAGCGTTACCTATTAGCCTGGCTTACCTATCGATTTAGTAAAACTTATTACAAACACCACCCCTGCCAGTAGATAAACCGCAGGCACGCGCGGGGGTAATTAATGCGCGCGTATATAGCGTAAGCCGCTCAGATTTTTTCGTCAAATTTCTTAAAAAGAGGGGCTGATAAAGTCCTCTAAGTCGTCGTCTTCGTCTATATCTTCTGGGCTAAAAATGATCTCAGCGTCAGTTAAAACAGTCAGTTTAGCGAACTCTAACGCACCTACGATCGTCTGATCGTTAAGGTCGAACTCCTGCTGGTATCGTCGTATTAAGTTGTCTAGGTCGAACATAAAGGAGTCCGTTTGATCGTTGTTGTTCATAATACTTTAC